GTCCATCGCATTCCGTTTGACTACGTAAGTGTCAATTCTTATCATAATCAAAAACAAAAAACATATTATGTTATATACAATTTCCAAATTTTACACTTTAAATATTATTTTATCATCTAAATTATACAACGACGCTCGTAACCTTGATTTCATGCTATCAGATAACCATCTAGCTTCTATTGTCCCACGTTTCTCTACAAAGACTCCTTATGTTTATAGGAATATTCATAATAGCTCATATCTTTATCAAGCTGCATGGGCAAACATCCATAAAGAATATCGTAAACCAAATCTTAATGAAAGGGAGAATTATAAGAAGATAAATCAGTCTATCACACTTATAAAACTTTTAATGAAGAATGTACTGCCTTATGATCTTAAGGTCTCAGCATCAGGTTTATCTCAGTTCATATCAAATATTGAATTATTGATAAGAGATAATCCTTCATCTTTTGTTCCAATTTTGAAAATTCTTTCAAATTGGTTAAAAGTTTCATTTCTGTCAGGTGATTATTCACAAAGGAATATACCTCTTGGTTTATGGTCAGAATCTGGCTCATGCCCTACATATATTCGTCCAGTAATTGATCTACTTAGATTAAAGAAAGATAAGAATGTAGTTGCAGTTTTTAAGATTATGATGTCTGTTTTAAATATATATAAAGTTACAATAGTTCCTGGTGATCCTAATATTTCCACAATAACTGATGATTTAAAATCAGGCTTGGACTTAAGGATTTCAATAAGTAATAAAGAAATTGAAAATGCCCTATCATTATTATCTTTTTCATCAGATAATTTCAGATCAGCACTATCACAAGAGATTCTACAATCAAAATGACATTTCACAGGGGCTTCAGGTCCAAATGGTAATGCAATATGGTCTGCTCATTTAGACTCAGCAGCTGTAATGATGGATGAAGAAGTTTTATTAAATCTTAAAGAATTTAATAAGATTCAAGGAACAGAATTTATAATCAATGCACTCGAAAGGTCAAGTGTATCTGAGAAAGTTTTAGAAAAATTGATTCATAAGAAACCAATACATTCAAAAATTCATTACCTTTTTGAAAAAGGTGATAAAGTTCGTCTAATTGCCATATCAGATTATTTTACTCAAGAATCTTTAAATTATTTGCATAACACAATTCAAGCAGCATTATCTACATTAGAAATGGATTACACTTCATCACATTTTAATGGATTCTTGAAAGTAAAAGAATGGTCTCTTCATCCTGACGCTAATCTTTTTAGTTTTGACTTATCAGCTGCTACTGATAGATTGCCAGTCTCTTTACAATCACGTATACTATCAATTCTCTTCAATGATAATTATGCAAATTCTTGAAAGAATTTAGTTGTAAATAGAGATTGAGAATTACCAAGTGGAGAAAAGGTTCGTTATTCTGTTGGACAACCAATGGGTACAAAGTCTTCTTTTGTTATGCTTGGGCTATTACATCATGTTTTGGTTCAGATTGCAGCTAATAGAGTAGGTTTAACTCCCTTTAAGGATTATGTTATAGTTGGTGATGATATTGTTATAAATAATTCTTCTGTTGCTACATCTTATAAGGAATTGATAAATGATATTGGTGTAGACATAAATACTAATAAATCAATTATACCTCATTATGCCGATTGTAGAGGTGCAGAATTCTGTTCAAAACTATGCATTAATGGTATTGATGCCTCTCCTTTACCAGTTAAATTATTTCAGAAGATCTGGGATAACCGTGAATTCTTACCACAATTGCAGAATGAATTATTTATGTGCTTTTCGG